TCGACTTATTATTTAAAGGTTTTGCAGTATATTATTAAATCTACTGCAACCGCAGTTAATTTTAAGTAAACTTGGTTATTTGGCTAATTCACTAACAACATGTATATATATTATAATAATATATACGGATAGATTAAACATTTAAACTAATGAACTCGTTCAAAGAAGAAGGAGAACTTAATGTTAAGCCATTCGAAATAGGAATAGTACCAAATTGGCATTTAGATCAGTCAATTGTAAACAGAGAAGAGAATTTAGTAGAAAGAGATGATTTCAGTTATGAGATTTTAAAGCAGCTAGATCCCTCATGTGATGTTTATTTAGAAGATTGGGCCAGAAGTTATTATGATAGAGAGCATCATTTAAATTCAATCAAGAAATTCATTAGAGAAGACATGCCCGACAATTGTTTTGACGTAAATATATTGAATCAAGCAGTTGAAGACACCAGAATTGGACTTGACAGTCTGAAATACACAAGAAGCTTAGGTATAACTAACGACTTAGACAAAGTTAAGTTCGAGTCCAGCTCAGCAGCGGGATGGAGTTATCAAGGGAAGAAAGGAGACAACGTCAAAAGAGCATTCAAAAGAGCTAAAGTGACAGGCAAAACCTATTCAGAAAGGATACAGACTAACGGAGCTAAGAGGATAGATTACACATTAGACGTCATCAACAACAGCGTTCCATATATAGGATACACTCGTACACAGTTGACAGACTTAAGAGATAAGCTCAAAGTTAGATCAGTATGGGGATCACCGTTTCACATAATTTTATTGGAAGGACTGACAGCTAGACCTATTTTAGATAAAATTGCTGAAGGACATACATTCATTCGTATGGGACAAGATCCAATGATTAAGATTCCAGAAGTATTCAGAGAGTTAGAAAATGATTCAGACTTTAAGTATACACTAGATTGGGAGTCATTTGATTCGACAATAAGCAGGAGATTAATCAGAGAAAGTTTCAAAATACTAGAACAGCTAATTTATTTTGAAGAAGAAGAAGATAAGGACGTATTCAACTTAGTAACTGAACTGTTTATCTACAAGAAGATTATAGGACCAGACGGGAACTTATATAAAATAGATACAGGAATACCATCAGGAAGTTACTTCACTTCAATTATTGGAAGTATCGTTAATCACATCGTTATATGCTACTTATGGAGAACTATGACAGGAAGAAAACCAGACATAATTTACGTATTAGGAGATGATGTTATTATAGGAGATAAAGATAATATAGACATACAGAAGTTGTCAATTGAAGCAGAGAAATTTGGAATGAAGCTAAATTGGTTAAAATCAAAAGTTTCGAGAACAACTAATAATCTAGAATTCTTAGGAAGATCATCATCAGGAGGACATTCAATTAGAGATATAACTAGATGTAAAAGATTACTTGTTTATCCAGAATACAGAGTTACAGATCCACAAATCAGTAGTTATAGAGCGGAATCTATATTTAATGATGTT